GAAATCTGGCGCGTCTGGGATGCGGTGGCAGCTTGCAGTGATGAGTGGTGCGACCTTGCCAAACAAGTCACCGTTGCCGTTCTAGCTGGCAAAGACGCAAAACAGATCGCTAATAACGTGATGCGTTATGTGTTCCTGAAAGAGTTCAACATTTGGAGGAAAGCATGAGAACGGTTTTAGCCTACGCAGTTTTCGGAACGCTCGGCGTCATGCTGGGCACAACAGCAGTCGATTTGCTTGTAGGATCGGAGTCAACAATCGGAGCACTGCTGTGGCGCATCTTCTAGACCCTGAGTTCAAGTGGATATCCGCAGCAGCCACCAACGTAGAAGCAACCTGGAGAAAGTTCGGCTACACACCGCCTAGCGAGCAACAGTCGTATCAACAAAAATGGAAACGGTTCAAGGATAACAACCATGAAACAGATAGCAGCAGCATTAGTCAAATCTCAGAAACAGTTCGGCCCAGCGCTAAAGTCAAGCTCTAACCCGCACTTTAAGTCGCGCTATGCCGATCTCGCGGCCTGTGTCGAGGCAGTTGTAGACGCTCTGAACGCCAACGGCATCGCTCTCATCCAGCAGACGCACGAATGCGCAGATGGCGTCATCGTTGAGACAGTGTTCGTTCACGAGTCGGGCGAGACGTTCTCAGGTGGCAAGCTCCACGTTCCTGCCAGCAAACACGACCCACAGGGATACGGCTCTGCTCTGACATACGCTCGCAGGTACAGCTTGATGGCAGCAACCGGGATAGCACCAGAAGACGATGACGGTAACGCTGCAAGCAAGAAACGCGATGCGCATCCGACCATCGAGAACCTGCTCAAAGCCGCGTCGCTGGATGACCTCAAGAACAAATACGCGCTGGCTTACAAAGCGTATCAGTCAGACAAAGAGTCCCTTGCACTGATCGAACAAGCTAAGAACACCCGAAAACAGCAACTGCTGGAGATCGACAATGCTAACTGACGCACAGAAACAGAAACTCAAGAACGCCTCTCGTATCAAGCGAGGCTATAAAATTGGTGATGTTGACTTCAACGGAGACAACTTCTCGCTCGACCTCGCCATCGCTGAGTGCAAGATGGAAAACCCAGGAGCCTTCTGGACTAGTGAAACGCTCATCCTTCGCCGGTTCTACCACAAGCCTCTGTTCCCTATCCCCTGCCAAGACTGGAAGGTGTCGAAATGACATACGGGTTAGCACGAAACGATGACCCAGATACCTCGCACGAGGCTGCGGCAAGCATCAACACAACACGCATTGAGCGCATCGTGCTGGAGGCATTCTGGAAGTCGCCAGGAGGCTTGATAGCGGAGGAGGTGGCACTGCTTACAAGACTGCCGCTAAACACCGTTACGCCACGCATAGCGCCTCTCGTGCGAAAGGGATACATCATCCCCATCGGCAAGCGTAAATCGTCCTCTGGACGCAACCAACGGGTGCACAAATGGATCAGCGAAGCATAGAGTGGCATCAGGCTAGGCTGGGCCATGCAACAGGCTCCAGAGCCTCCGACATTCTTGCAGGCAAGGACACGCAAGCCAGGAAGGGATACATCACTCAGCTTGTGACTGAGAGGCTTACAGGACAGTCGCAGGACTTCTACACGAATGCCGATATGCAGCGTGGCATTGATGTGGAGCCTGTCGCACGAGCAGCGTATCAGGCTAGCAATGAACTTGTAGACGAGGTGGGCTTCATCAAGCACCCGACTATCCTCTGGTTCGGTGCTAGCCCTGATGGTCTGGTTGGGAGTGATGGGCTGGTGGAGATCAAGTGCCCACGGTCAACAACTCATCTGGAGTACATCCAAGCGAAAAAACCACCACAAAAGTACATCCCGCAGATGCTGGCTCAGTTGTCATGCACCGGCAGGAAATGGGTGGACTTCGTAAGTTTCGACAACAGGTTCCCAGAGCATCTACAGTTGTTTGTTGTCAGGTTTGAACCCAGTGCGGAGGAACTGGAGAAGTTCGAGAGCAAGGTCAAAGAATTTTTGAACGAAGTCAACAACCTAATGGAGCAACTATGCCCCTCGCATACGAAGTGATCGCAACCACCGGAACGTACAAGAACCGCAACGGAGAGGAAAAAAAGCGCTGGCAGAAGGTCGGTGTCATCATGCAGACGAACAACGGTTTAGCTCTCAAAATGGAGAGCATCCCGGTCAACTGGGATGGATGGGCAACACTGGCTGAACCTAAACCGCGAGAGAACGATGCACCATTCTGAGGTAGACCACCCAGCGCACTACAACAAAGGCGGCATTGAGTGCATCGATGCGATAGCGGTTGCAGTTTCAGACTTGCAAGGCATGGAGGCTGTATGCACCGCCAACGCTATCAAATACTTGTGGAGGTGGAAGCAGAAGGGAGGAACGCAAGACTTGCAAAAATCCAAGTGGTACATCGACAAGCTGCTGTCATCATTTGACAGATAAATACAAACCAACGTTTGCAAGGGCATAGCCAATGTACACCGTGAACATAGGCCAATTGCCCTTGCAAGCCTGCTCTATGCTGATATACACATAAATCAAACCAGTAACGACAATCAGCGGACCACTCATACCTCGATTAGCTTGCCACGAAACTGCACAACATTGTCGTTAAACTTGTGCACAAACTCCGGCCACAACAGTTGACCGTCAACAAATGTTAGAACGGCAAACCCACTGCGCCAGTTGAGCGGATTTTCCTCGGTGTAGTCTCGGAACTGTGGGCCTTCTGGGTCTGCAAGAGTTCCTGTGTCAACCCCAAACCTTGTTCCGTCATAGTCTGAAAACGGAGTGACTTTCAGCGAATGAAGGTGGCCTGTAACGATAGACTTGCCAGCCCAGATCGTGTTGTTGTGCGTAGCGTGTATGCCACCCTTAAACCTATGTTTGACAACAACATCATTGTTTAGCCAAACGGACCAAGTAATATCCCATTTCTGGAAGTGGTCACGCAACCGGAAACCAGAAACCTGCTCGAACTCTGGTGAACCATTGGCAAGCCTTGTCTCGAATCGAGCATCATGGTTGCCCAGCGCCCAGATAAGTTTGCAGTTAGGCTTGACCAGCTTCTCAATCTCTTTCAGCGAATCCTGACACGCTTGGAGTTCTTCTATCACTGAAGGCAGTTGCTGCCACATGATGCGCGGATGCCTTGAGATTGACGCGCCGTCAAAAATGTCACCGTTTGCAATGACAGCGTTTGGCTTCGTTTCTTTGATAGCCCAGAGCAAGCCACGAAATGCGGTAGTCCGTAACCCTGGCCAGAAATGCGCGTCAGAGAATACCAGGACAGTGCCGTTTAGAATCCCAAGGTTCAACCTGTTTTCGTATTTACCACCTGCTGACTGAAACCGTTCGGCTAGATTGCCTTCAATTCTAAGACTTATGTTGTACTTTTTTTCCAGGTTGCGTCTACGGGAATAAATGTTTCTAGGTGTGACGCCGATTGCTTTCGACATCTTGATTGGAGACTTCAGCTTTTGCCAAAGCTGTATGAAATCTTTGTCAGAAATATCAGGATTCATATTTCGCCTCAAAAATGAGACGTTCAAGCACATTGATGACTGTATGCTCTGTGGCGCTTAACGCTACATCGTCCGATTTGGAGTCCCTAGCAACCTCAATCAAATCAAACAACAGAATGTGCAGAACTTCATGCAGGGCAGTTTTGCATAGCGACTCTGACGTTATTTCTTCTCCGCCCCAGTCACCTATCCGGTAAACGGCCAAGCGCGGCTCTGGCTGGCACTCGACTTCAGCCATTGCGCCTTTTTGCGCTGACTTCTTGCCTCGCTCAATCCGCCAGCCAAGCAGCCCTAGTTCTGTTTGCCACTTGACAATGTAAGAATCGAACTCCGCAATCTGACTGTCTGTTGGCCTGTTTCTCACGATGCTTTTATGCCAAGTACATCGCTCGTTCGTCTTTGCGTCGAGTCTCCAACCCAGGCAAGACGCGCCCGCCGCCTTTGTTCCACTTCAAAAACTCGTTAGACGCGCCTTCGTAGTCTCCACGGTTGTGCTTTTGTCGTAACGTAGAGTTTTGCAGGTTGCCTAGCCCAACATTGAAAGCGAACGAAGTAAGTGCAAGATGGCGATTGCTAAGAGGAGCCACAGTACATAATCTGCGTACCCCGTCCAGAAACCGCGCAAGATCTTCCTGAAGTAGCGCATCAACTTCCGCCTCGCTAAACGTTCTGTCCCATCCTTGCGGGATTGGCAGGCTTAATCTGTCCTCAAACGAAACCCGCAGATGTGCAGGATCGATTAACCTTCCAACGCCAACGGACCACAGCCGAGCAGGGCATTGATATGGTCGGTATCGCACCCCCTCGTGGTGCTTCAGCATTTCGATCAGGTTTTTCACTTCTTGCTAAATGCTTGTGATCCAAACCAAAACGATATGATTGACGCCCAGATTATTTGAGTGTCAGCATCCCACAAGTTTGCTAGAACCTCTGCAAACGGCGTCCCAAGATGCCACGCATACGCTGCGCCAAAGGTGTTAATGAAGCAGAGCAACGCAAACATCCCGTAGGTAATTACAGGTCTGACCAAGGCACGAGCGTTAATAACCCACCGGCTTGCACCATCACCGATGGCAATATCGTGAGCGTACAAGGCTTGTTTTTCTTGTAGCGCCACCTGCTGGGTAGTAACGTTTGCGTTGATCTGCAACTGATCTGTTCGGATCTCCTCAACCCGAGCCTGAGCCTCAAACCCAGCCTTCCGTAGCTCTAGCTCACGCTCAATCTGCATTTGAGCGAGCGCCAATTCATGCTTTTTGTCTGCGCGGTCCTGAAAGAAGTCTAGTAGTTTTGGCAGACCGCCAGCAAGAAATGACAACAACGTGGTGAGCAACGTAATCATTT